ACACCCGTTGGCCCGAGGCCATCATCATGGGCCATAACGGCTTCCCCGGCCACGAAGCCCGTGGATGCCCGTGCTTCGACTGGCGCGCCTGGCGCGAGCAGTTTCTCGCCGAGCTGCAGGAGACGCCTATCCAGTTGCCGTCCCACTGGTACGATGAAGTCGATGTAGACCGTTGACTTGGGGGGTGTGCTATGATTTACGCACACCCTACCGTGAGGACAGCCGCATGGCTCTCAAGTGGATCGAAAACGTCGGCTCTCTGCCCAAGATGTGGTCCGTCCAGGGCTCTGCTGTCGCAGCGGTCCTGGCCATTCAGGAAGTGATCCCCTTGTGGAGTGAGGCGATCCCCAACGGCACCTTCGCCATCCTGGGCGCTATCGCCGCGACCATCAACATCGTCCTGCGCGCCCTGGATCAGGGGAAGGCCGTCAAGTGAGCAAGGCAAACCCGTTTGTCGAGTTCGTCGGGAAGTACCGGGCCAAGCCCGGTCTTTTCGTGCGTGAGGTCCTGGGGGCCACCCCCAACGACTTCCAAGACGAGCTGATGGACTGGGTCTGCCTGCACCGCAAGCGGCGGGTCTCCGTCCGGTCGGGCCACGGGGTCGGCAAGACCACGGGCCTCGCCTGGTGCATGGTTCACACCCTGCTGTTCTCGGGCGAGTGCAAGGTCATTTGTACCGCGCCCGCCGCCGGCACTCTGTTCGACGGCCTGATGGCCGAGGTCAAGAAATGGATCAACGTGCTCCCTGATTTCCTCAAGGAGCTGTTCGACTCGACCACGGAGCACATCCGGCTCAAGTCGATGCCCACCTCCTGCTTCATCTCCGCCAGGACGAGTTCGAGCGACAAGCCTGAGGCGCTGGCCGGTATCCACGCCCCCCGCGTGCTGCTGGTCGTCGACGAGGCCTCCGGTGTGCCCGAGGCCGTCTTCAAGGCGGCGGCCGGCTCCATGTCGACCGCCAATGCCACCACGGTGCTGATCGGGAACCCGACGCGGACCAGCGGCTACTTCTTCGACACCCACCACAAGCTCAGCGACATGTGGGCCACGATGCATGTGTCGTGTATCGGCAACAGCAACGTCGACGTCGACTTCATCAACCAGATCAAGAAGCAGTACGGCGAGAACAGCAACGAGTACCGCATCCGAGTGCTCGGCGAGTTCCCCCTGGATGATGGCGAGAGCTACATCGCCCGCGAGCTTGTCGACACGGCGATGGATCGCTACTTTGAGGTCGCCGACGCGACCGCCGAGGTGTGGGGGTTGGACGTGGCGCGAACCGGCGCCGACCGGGTGGCCCTGGCTCGTCGCCGGGGACCGGTGGTGTCGGAGGTCATCGCCTGGGCCGGGAAGGACCTGATGGGCACGGTGGGTGCGGTCAAGAACATGTGGGACGAGACGCCCTTCGACCTCCGGCCCATCGAGATTCTGGTGGATGCCATCGGCATGGGGGCCGGCGTGGCCGATCGCCTCGTCGAGCTGGGCCTGCCGGCGATCTCGGTGAACGTCTCAGAGGGCTCAGGTGTCATGGGCCAGGGGGTGCGGATGCGGGACGAGCTGTGGGCTCGGGCGCGCATGGCGTTGGTCGAGCACGGCCTCTCCCTGCCTATGGACGAGGAGCTGGCGAGCGAACTCTCCACCCCGCGTGGGGACTATACCAGTGCGGGCAAGCTCAAGATCGAGAGCAAGAAGGAGATGAAGTCCCGCGGCTTCCGGTCGCCGGACAAGGCCGATGCCGTGCTCCTGACGCTCTACAGCAACGCCTCCCCCTATGACACCGTGTCGACCGGTCCCACAACGTCGAACCGAGCCTACAACCCTCGCGGTGCACTCCGCCGCAACCTGAACGCAGTCGTATGAGGAACCCCCATGGCCAAGCCTAAGAAGATGGACATCCAGACCCTCACGGGGGTGGTGCGGTCCCTCCTCAGGGATGCGGAAGACTACTCCGAGGAGATCGGGGCTTTCCGTGAGTCGGCCACCGGCTCCTACGAGGGGGCGAAGTACGGTAACGAGGAGGACGGTCGCTCCCAGGTCGTCACCAGAGAAGTGAGGGACGCGGTCGAGACTGCCAAGCCCGCTCTGATGCGGACCCTGTTCGGCAGCCACGCCATCGTCGAGTATGCGGGACGCGGCCCCGAGGACGTGGCCACCGCCAAGGACGCCACCGTCTACGCCCAGCACGTCGTGTTCAACGAGAACAGCGGCTACCTTGAGTTCCTGTCTGCCGTCGAGGACGCCTTGATCCGCAAGACAGGGGTCCTGAAGCTGTGGTGGGAGGACGACAAGACGCCCGTCCAGACCCGCCACAGCAACCTCACGGAAGAGGATCTGGAGCTGCTCGGCGCCGACGACGACGTGGTGGAGATCGAAGCCGAGGAGAATGGCGAGTTCTTCGCCCCGTCCGTGCCCGATCAGACCACCTACGCCGGCACCCAGGAGGAGACCCCTGAGCCGGTCGCGATGTATGACGCGACCGTGACCCGCATCGTCACCAAGGGCACGCTCCGGTTCGAGGCAGTACCTCCAGAGGAGTATGTCATCTCCCGCAAGGGCAAGGGTCCGGCCAGCACCCGCCTGGTCGGCCATCGCCGCGTGGTGACGCTGTCTGACCTCGTCGCGATGGGGTATGAGTGGGATGAGGTCGAGGACCTCGTCGGCGTCGGGGAGGAGGACTACGAGCACGAAGAGGAGTTCCGGTCGGTCGGCTTCACCACGTCGCACACCGAGGACGATGCCGGCGACCCCTCCATGCGCGAGGTCATGTACGCCGAGCTGTGGGTGCGGGTGGACTTCGATGGCGACGGCATCGCCGAGCTGCGCCGCGTCTGCGTGGCCGGCAGCGCCTACAAGGTATTGGAGAACGAGCTGGCCGAGTATGCCCCCATCGTCAACATCTGCCCGAGCCCGGTTGCCCACCAGGCTATCGGCCGGTCGCTGGCCGAGCTGGTGGAGGACATCCAGAAGATCAAGACGATGATGCTCCGCAACACCCTCGACAGTCTGGCGAACGCGATCCACCCAGACACCGAGGCGGTGGAGGGGCAGGTCAACTTCGACGACCTGCTGAACACCGAGCAGGGCCGCATCATCCGCGTCAAGCAACCGGGTATGATGCGCTACATGCAGCAGCCGTTCATCGGCCGGGAAATCTTCCCGATCATGCAGTACATGGACACCCTGTCGCAGGCCCGCACCGGGATGAACGAGGCGGCAGAGGGGCTCAACGCCGACGCCCTGCAGTCCACCTCCACCGCGGCGATCAACAACGCCACCAACTCCGCGCTGGGCCGGATCGAGCACATCGCCCGTAACTTCGTGGAGGGCGGCCTCAAGGACTTCTTCAAGATCCTGCTGAGGCTGGCCGTGGAGAACGTCGACCGTCCGACCTGGGTGCGGCTCAACAACCGCTACCTGCAGGTCGACCCCCGGTCTTGGAACATCAGCATGGACGTCGTGCCGACCGTCGCCCTGGGCGAGGGAACCATCGAGCAGCGGCTGATGTTCTTGGAGAAGCTCGCGGCCAAGCAGGAGATGATCATCCAGACCGCCGGGGCCGACAACCCGATCTGCGGGATCGTCGAGTACCGCAACACCCTGGCCGAGATCACCAAGCTGTCTGGCTTCGCCGACGTCGAGCGGTTCCTGAAGGATCCTGAGGACCCCGCGAACCAGCCGGAGGAGGTGGAGGACGAGCCCACCCCAGAGATGATCATCGCCCAGGCGGAGGCCGCCCGCGTCACCAAGGACGGCGAGCTGAAGGATCGGGAGCTGGAGCTGAAGATCTGGGAAGCCATCCAGAAGGACGACCGCGAGCGCGACAAGTTCATGGCCGACGCCATGATCCGCATGGAAGAGCTGAAGCAGAAGGGGCATACGGTCGACATCGCCGCCATCAAGGCCGAGGTCGAGCGTTCCCGCGAAGGACACCAACACCTGCACAATATGTTGCAGGATGCCACCCAGGCCAGGCAGGTAGAAGCCCAGGCCCAACAAGCCCAGCAGCAGGGTAGCCAACAACCCCCGACCGGGGCTGGTCCTGCAGGAGGAATGCAGTGAGCAAGATCGAACCGACTCCCCAAGTAGAAGTCTCTCGCCTCAAGCAGGCGGCGAAGCACCTGCAGGACAACCCTCTGTGGCAGGAGGCGTTGGAGATCATGGAGCAGGAGTACATCGAGATCTGGATGCGTACCGATCCGGTACAGGTCACCCAGCGCGAGAACGCCTACCACATGGTGCAGGCCGTGAAGAAGCTCGGCCAGCAGATCCAGACCTTCGCTCAGGCCGGATCCCTCCAACGAACCAGCCGGGATAACGTCCAAAAGTGACGTTATCGGTTGACAGGTGTATACTTGAGGAGTAGTAGATATGACCATTAAGCAGCGGGCAGCTCTGGACGTTTCGGATGGCGAGTATGGCCAACCAGGCATGACAGAGTCCGATGGCAAGCAAGAAGCAGCAGATGCGTGGTATTCGGTGCTCACCGAGGGTGAGGAACACGACGAAGACGACGCAGTGGGCGACAGCCCAGACGACGACGGCACGGAGGCCGACGAGCTGGAGGACGAGGCCGATGAGGCCGAGGACGACGGCGACGGGGAGGAAGACCCCGACGAGGACGAGGAGGACGACGAGGAGGACTCCGAAGAGGACGAACCTGCCGCGAAGGAGATCGACCCCAAGACCAAGGTCAAGGTGAAGATCGACGGAGAGGAACAGGAAGTCGCCCTTGAGGAACTCCAAGCCGGGTACTCACGGACTCAGGACTATACTCGCAAAACCCAGCAAGTGGCCGAGGAACGGCGCAAGTTGGAAGCGGAGCAGGCGGAGGTTCTTCAGCAGCGACAGCAGTGGAGCAATCTACTCGGGCAATTGAAGCCCAGGATTGAAGCGCAGCTGTCCGGCCGATCAGAGCAGGAATGGGCTCAGCTGAAGCAACAGGACGAACTGACCTACTACGAGGAGCGGGACAAGGAGCGGGCACTGCAGCAGCGGGTCCAGGCTATTCAGGAAGAACAGTCGACCGTGCAGCAGGATCTCCAGCGGCGCCAGATGGAACAGATGAAGGCTTGGGCCAGGCAGGAAAAGGACCAGCTTCTCAGCAAGATTCCAGACTGGGCAACTGACGAGAAGCTCGCTCAACGCGAAGTCAAGCAGATGAAGGAATACGGTGCAGAGGTCGGATTCTCCGAGCAGGAGATTGGCAACATCATCGACCACCGAGCCCTCCTCATCCTGCGCGATGCCGCCAAGTTCCGCGCTTTGGAGAAGGCCAGGGAGAAGGGTAAGCCGAAGGTCACCAAGAAGGCCAAGACGCTGAAGCCCGGTACCCCGTCCAACGAGGCCCCCGCCCGCACCAGAGCGAGAAAGGCCAAGCAGCGTCTCGCAAAAACCCACACGGTGGATGCGGCTGTCAGTGTTTTCGAGCAGTTTCTTAACGATGAGTGACCGAGGATTTAACGATGCCCGTTTCCAATAGCTTCAAGACCTACGATGCCCAGGCCAACCGAGAGGACCTCTCGGATGCCATCTACAACATCGACCCCTTCGACACCCCTCTGGTGACCCTGGCGGGCACCCGCAACGTGTCGAACGTGACCTTCGACTGGCAGGTCGAGAACCTGAAGGCCGTGGACGACGACAACGCCCAGGTGGAAGGCTTCGAGCTGGTTCGCTCCGCCGCCCAGCCCACTGTCCGCGTGTCCAACGTGGCGCAGATCTCCAAGCGTGACGCGACCGTCTCTGGCTCGCAGAACGCCGCCAACCCGGCCGGTAAGAACCGTGAGATGGCTCACCAGATGGCGATGCGTTCCAAGGAACTCAAGCGCGATATGGAGACCATCCTCAGCGGTACCCAGGGCCGAGCGAACGGCTCCTCTTCGGCCGCGCGCAAGACCCGCGCTCTTGAGTCCTGGCTCGCGACCAACGTGCTCCGTGGTGCCAACGGCGATGACGCTGCGACCGAGGCCGACGCCCCGACTGACGGCACCCAGCGCCCCTTCACCGAGGACCTGCTGAAGGAGTGCCTGCAGAGCTGCTACACCAACGGCGCGGAGCCGACCAAGCTGCTCGTCGGGCCGTACAACAAGGGCGTCGTGTCTGGCTTCGTGGGTCGTGAGACCGCCCGCCAGAACATCGAGAAAGAGCGCGTGCAGGCCACTGTGTCGCTCTACGCTGGTGACTTCGGCACCCTGACCGTGATGCCCAGCCGCTGGATCCGCGAGCGCACCGCGTTCCTGTTGGATCCGAGCTACGTCCGCATCGCCTACTACCGCAAGTTCCGCCAGGAGCCCCTGGCCAAGATCGGCGATGCCGAGACCCGCATGATCCTCGCTGAGTACGGCCTGCAGGTGGACAACGAGGCCGCGCACGGCGCCATCGCCGACCTGACTACTACCGCGTAAGGGTCGGGGCCACGCAGCTACGAGAGGGAGGTAAGGGGGCCTGACGGCCCCCTTCTGCTATGAACATCAAAATCCCATACCAGCGCAGCGCACATCTGCGGAACACCATTCACGCGGATTCCAGTGACCCCGACAAGTTCACGGTGCAGACCACCGAGGACGTGTCCGCCATCGTCGATTTCTGCCAGCAGAAGCAGTGGGACACCCGTCTCGATAAGCGCGATGGTATGTTTCACGTGGCCGAGGTCCCCGTCAGCGTCTATGAGCAAGCGGTGCATGAGGGGTGGGACAACCCTGAAGGGTGGAAGCGGTGGCTCAATGACCCCGATAACGCCATCTTCCGCACTTGGAAGGGCCGAGTATGAACTTCAATGACTATGCCGGACTCAAGGCCACGGTTGAGTCCTGGCTTATGCGCCCTGATCTGGTGGCCGAGGTCCCCAGGTTTATCGAGTTGGCCGAGGCGTCGATCAACCGTAAACTCCGCACCCGGCAGATGGTCAAACGCGTAACCCTGACGGCTGACAGCAGGTACGTCGACCTCCCTGAGGATTGGCGTAAGGCATGGAACGTGCAGCGGGCCGGGGAT